GAAATCCCGGAAGGCGCCTTCACCACGACGGCGACGATCCGCGCATTTATCGACGAGTACAACGCCGAGCTTCCGCCGCTGTTGAGTGCTGACGATATCAAGGCGCAGTTGGAGGCGCACAACGCCACCCTGTCCGCTCCTGTACCTCTGGGCGGCGACAAAGATGCAATTGGCATTGCGTATCTGGAATTACCTGACGAGTTCAAGCGAATCGTTGGTGACGATAAAAACTTTACCGCGTCAGCAATGAAGGCCTGCATCAAAGAATACAACGCCACCCTGCCAGCGACTGTTAAAACCAGCGGCAGCCGCGATGCCCTGTTAGAGCAACTGGCGATTATCAATCCTGACATGGTCGCTCAGGAGGCCCAGAAGGCGCAGCCGCTGAAAGTATCAGGCACTAAAACGGATCTGATTCAGGCCGTGAAATCGGTTAAACCGGATGCCGTGTTTGCCGACGAACTGCTGGATGCATGGCGCGAAAACCCGGAAGGAAAAATACTGGTTACCCGCCAGCAGATGAGCACTGCGCTGGACATTCAGAAAGCACTATTGAATCACCCTACCGCAGGCAAGCTGCTCCAGCATCCGAGCCGCGCCGTCGAGGTGAGCTATTTCGGTATTGATGAGGAAACCGGGCTGGAAGTTCGCGTGCGCCCTGACCTTGAGATAGACATGAGCGGCCTGCGCATTGGTGCGGACCTGAAGACCATCAGCATGTGGAACATCAAGCAGGAAGGTCTGCGCGCGAAATTGCACAGGGAAATCACCGAACGCGATTACCACCTGAGCGCGGCTATGTACTGCGAAACCGCAGCGCTGGATCAGTTCTTCTGGATTTTCGTAAACAAAGACGAGAGCTACCACTGGATCGCCATCATCGAGGCATCCGAAGAACTGCTGGAACTCGGCATGCTGGAATACCGCAAAGCAATGCGAGCCATCGCTAACGGTTTCGACACTGGCGAATGGCCTGCACCGATAACCGAAGACTACGCCGAAGAACTTAACGATTTTGATGTGCGCCGTCTCGAAGCGCTGCGCGTACAGGCATAAGGGGGATATGACGATGGAAAACACCAATATTGTTACCACTGAGCAACAGGCTCCAAATACCATTTCAGCTAGCAACGCGATCTTTAACGTTCAGGCTCTCGGTCAGTTAACTGCTTTCGCAAACCTTATGGCTGATTCACAAGTGACAGTGCCAGCTCACCTTGCAGGTAAACCAGCCGATTGCATGGCGATCGTTATGCAGGCGATGCAATGGGGCATGAATCCCTACGCAGTAGCGCAAAAAACACATCTGGTAAACGGTGTTCTCGGGTATGAAGCCCAGCTTATAAACGCGGTAATCGCCAGTTCCAGCGCTATTAAAGGTCGATTCCATTACCGTTACGGTGGCGACTGGGAGCGCTGCACCAGGACTCAAGAGGTCACCCGGGAAAAGCACGGCAAAAATGGGAAATACAATGTCACGGAGCGTGTACGAGGATGGACAGATGAGGACGAAATTGGGTTATTCGTCCAGGTCGGCGCGATTCTGCGCGGTGAATCAGAAATCACCTGGGGGGAGCCACTTTATCTCTCTGGAGTCGTCACACGTAATTCTCCTTTGTGGGTTTCTAACCCGAAACAGCAAATCGCTTATCTGGGCGTCAAATACTGGGCGCGGCTGTATTGCCCGGAAGTCATCCTGGGTGTTTACAGTCCGGATGAGGTTGAACAAAGGACCGAGCGAGAAATAAACCCGGCGCCGGCGCAAAGAATGTCTGTGGCAGAGATCACCAACGGAGCCGACATCACCACCAGCGCGCAGGATTCAGCTCTCAATATTGATTCCCTGGCAGATGATTTCCGTGACCGCATTGAGCGCGCCGAATCGGTCGATGCAGCAAAAGCCATCAGAGCTGATCTGGATAAAGAGAAAGCTGTGCTGGGTACTGTTCTCTTCACCGAACTGAAAGGTAAAGCAGTGCAGCGCTACTTCATGGTTGATGCCAAAAACAAAGTTGAGGCTGCCATAAATTCACTTCCTAACCCGGGAGATCCGGAAGCCGAAGCATTATTCGCGGAGGCAGAAAGCACCCTGACCTCATCGCGCCGACACCTCGGTGATGAACTGTATGACCAGTTCCGCATCACCCTGGACGACATGAAACCGGAATACGTGGGCTAAGGGAGGCGGGAGGGTTCGCCCTCCCGGTAACGATATGACGAAAATTTCTGAGCGCGGAATGATTTTTAACGCTGAGATGGTGCGGGCGCTGCTCGACGGCCGGAAGACGCAGAGCCGGAGACCTATCAAATGGAAACAGACTCGGTTCACTGAAATTGGTGAGCGTGAAGACGGTAGCAAATGGCCGTGGAGCGAAGATGCAGAGCATGCTTGCGATTTCTGGCACCCATGTCCGTTTGGTGCTGTCGGCGACCGCATCTGGGTGCGGGAGGCTTTTCGGGTGCATAGCCGGGCTACAGACGTCGCTACCCTGGTATACAAAGCCAGCGAGCGAAATTCATGGACGGAGCAAACCCGCCGTGTACCCGTAGCTGTCTGCAATAAACCGGCAACGCCTGAGAAATGGACTCCTTCGCTGCACATGCCGCGCTGGGCCAGCCGCATTCTGCTGGAAATCACCGACGTGCGGGTTGAGCGGCTGAACGCTATTAGCGAGGAAGATGCCGCTGCCGAAGGTGTTCCGCCTGCAGGAAGTTTGCTTCCTGATTACCCGGGAACATTCCTGACTCCGAAAGGTGATTTCGCAACGGCCAAGGTTGCATTTCAGCGCCTGTGGGAATCCATCTATGGCGCCGAAAACTGGCAAGCCAACCCCTGGGTTTGGGTTATCGAGTTCAAGCGCGTTGAAGGCGGTGCTGCATGAGTCTTAAACATCGATTACCTGAGCTGGAAGCCAGCATCGACCCGGCAGCATTGCGTGCAGCCGCCGACGAATATTCGGATCTGCTTCTGACTTTGTGCTTATGCATGAAGATGGCCGGCCCCACCCGGGCGAACGTGCGCGCCTGCGCCTGCGAGCTTAAAAAACGCCTGACAACCTGGCACAGCCATAAAGAGCTCAATGCAATTCTGTCCAGTTGGGATCCCGTTGGCTATGTTCTCGGCCTCCGCCGTGAAGCGAACGACAACGCGCGCGCAGCTGGCGATCCGGTTGATGTCTTTGTGTGAGGTGTATATGCGACTGATTAACCGAAGCAAACAATCACCACTGGGCCGCCAGGCGTGCGATGCGGCACTGGCAAAACACGTTGAGCTTTATGGCGATTATGGCCGGCAGAAAATGAAGCGGACCTATACCGTCGTGGTACAGGGCACAAAAATCACAGTTGAGGTGGTTAACCGACGCTGCAGTTACGTGGCTACTGCTATGAATTGCGCACGTAGACTGCGCGCACTGGCTGGGCAAGTTTCCTGATAATGATACGGCCCCGAAAGGGGCCAATGGAGATAATGATGAGCAATGAACTCGAATTGATGAAAACGCGCGATATCTGCGAACAACTCTGCATTACACCGAGAACACTGGATCGCTATCGCAAGCGTAAAAAGAGCGAAAACCCCTTCCCTGATCCAGACTGTTCATATATGGGCGGCCCAAACAAATGGCTGAAAAGCAAAGTAGTCGCCTGGCAGCAAAAAGAGATGGTTAGGAAAACCAGACGGCCAATGTCACATCTGAATCTGCCCCGCGATAACAAAGGTCGCCTTATCCGGCCTGACGCGGCGTGA